CCATAAATACCCAGTCCCAAACTCTTGATTATTTACTTTTACATAAATAGCATTAGTTGCTTCAGATCCTGAAACAGAAAAAGACTCTTTAATAATTTGACAAGAATTAGAATACTGAATTACTCTTGGTGTAATACCCTCACCTGGTTGATCAGTTCTTTCTGCATAAGCGTTACCTACTACAGCAAAAGTAGTATCAGTTTGATCTGCTGCAACTGCACCAGTTGATACAACTTTAATTCTAAATGACTCTTCTGGTTGAGAAGAGGCTAAACCATCATCATGTTGACCAGTAACATAAAACATAGTTCCTGAGTTACCCAATAAAAGGTCACCATCACGAACTGCAGTGTTACCAGATCCATCTCGATCTCCAGAAGCAATAGTTAAATCATCTCCAGAAATAGATCCTGTAAATGAGTTGTGAAGAAATGTTTCTTCATAATGCTCAAATTTATTTGCTGTTGTTTCTTTTTTTGTTCCTAAAAGTTCCATAAGACCAGTAATACCTTGATTACCATATCTTTTTACTAGTTGCTCATCTACATCTCTTTTTGTTAATAGATTAGTACCATCAGATGCTGCTGCTAAAAGAGTAGCACTGTTTACATAGTTTGATGTAGTTGCAACTGCCACATTTGAAGGGGTTGGGTTCATTGCTGGACTCGACCCTAAACTTACTGTTGCCATAATTTTATATTTTTAATTTTTTAATAATTTGTTTTTAACCTAATATTTGTTTTCTTAACATATCTAAAGTTGTTTGTTGTCTTTGAGGTGCCTCTTGCTTGTCTTGTGCAAATGAAGGATTTTTAATTTCATTAATTACATTCTCTGTACCTTTACTTCTATACTGATTAGCCACACCTCTAATAATTTTATCTATATTATTCAAAATGTACATATCCGTATTAAGTTTATCAAAATCCCATTTACCTGATTCATCTACATATTTATCAAAAAAAGTATCAAGATTGCTATTATAAGATTTAATCTCATCTCTAGCACTATCATCTAACTTATAAACATATTCCTCTCCTTTAT